ATGGAGCCCATGAGGGCATCCAGCGAGGCCGATTTGCCAACTGCCAATCACATCGTTCGCCGCCCCGAAAACCAGATTTACGAGTATGTCCGGCGTGTGCCCAGATCGGTTGCGCACCTCGACCGGCGCCCCAAGGTGCGACACTCGCTGGGCACCCGCGATTTCAGCGTCGCCAAGGCGCGCGCCGCCGTCGTCGAGGAAGGTCTCAATCAGTTCTGGTCCGCGCTGCTGCAGGGCGATAAGGCCGTCGACGCCACGGACCGGTATCGCGCTGCGACCAAGCTCGCACACTCGCTGGGCTTTTCTTACCGCACGATGCAGGAAATCCTCAGCGAGGCCAATCCACGCGAGGTGCTGAGCCGCCTCGATGCTGCCCTCGAGCACGACACGCGCGGCACCGAGGGAGCTGTCGAGGCAATCACCGGCACTGCCGAGGAGCCGTCGCCGCGCCTGTCAGACCTGTGGTCGCTGTACGAACGCAACAGACGCGCCTACCTGAGCAGCCTCTCGCCCAACCAGTACCGCAAGCACGAGACGCCCCGGCACCGCGCCATCGACTATGCGATCAAGGTGATGGGCAACAAGGAGTTGCGCTACATCAGCCGCGCCGACGTGATCATGTTTCGCGACTGGTGGGTCGACAAGATGGAGCGCGAGCACCTGCGCGCCGACACCATCAACCGGTCATTTTCCGATCTCAAGGGCATGATCACGGTCGTCGATGAAACGATGCTGTCGCACTTCGGCGACGTGTGGGCCAAGGTCCGGGTGAAGAGCACCGCACGTACCAAGTCCAGGAAGTGGCTACCGTACGACGGCGACTTCATCTGCAAGAACTTCCTCGTCCCGGGCCGCCTCGACGGCCTCAACATCGAAGCGCGCACAGTCGTCTATCTCATCATCGAGACGGGAGCGCGGCCGAGCGAGCTGTGCAACCTGCGCGGTGTGGATTTCGTGCTGGACGCAAAGATCCCCTACATCCGCGTCACCGAGCGTGACGATCGCCGGGTCAAGACCGAGTATTCCTATCGCGAAATCCCGCTGGTCGGCTGCGCCCTCTGGGCCGCGAAAGAATTGATCAAGCAGCAGCCGGCGGGCTTCCTTCGCTACGCCGACAAGGAAGATTACCTCTCCAATGTGATCAATGCCTTTTTGCGCCAGAACAAGCTGCGACCGACCCCGCGGCACGTGCTCTACTCGTTCCGGCACAGCTTCCAGGATCGCATCCTCGCCGCCGGCGCGCCCGACCGGCTGCAGACCGACCTGATGGGCCACGAGTTCGACCGGCCCGACTACGGCGCCGGCGCCTCGCTGAAGCAGAAGCGCGACCTGCTCAACAAGATCAAGTTCCCCTGGCCGCTCGGCGACGTTAAAGCCGCAAACGAAGAGCCCCGCGCCGGCTAGGGCACGGGGCTCTTTGGGAAGCAGGCTCAGCGGCGGGGCGGCGGCGGGCGGTCTGACGGAGGCGGACGCATCGCCTGGTTGAGCAGCATCTGGTTTATCAGGTCCTTGAGCTCACGGAGGCTCGCCTCCACCCGGCCGAGGCCGTCGCTGACCCCGTCCTTGGTGGCATAGCGCTCGGCCACATGCGTCCGGAATTCGGCGAGCGCATCCTCCAGGCCCTTCTCGATCATTTTTGCACGCGCCGACTCGGCTTCGATCTTGAGGTCGCGGTCGGAGAGCTGCTTGCCGATCCAGTCGAGGATCCGCCACGCGACCACCAACACCACCCCATTGCTGCCGATCACCCACAGCAGCGTTTCCCAGCTGACGGTGCCGGTCATTTCGCGCCCTCGCATGCATCGAGCTGCTCGTAGTGCTTTTCGAGCCTGACCGACCAGGTGCCGGTTTCGGGATGTACCCTGGCGTCGGCGCGCAGCGCGGCCACTACCGATGGCGGCGGCGCCTCAAGCTTTGGGCAAACGCCCACCACTTTCGCCGGCCGCACCGTCGTCCAGTCGAGCAGCGGCTTCAGCTCGCCGCTGCAGCCGGTCAAAGGCGTCGTCAACGCTAAGATTGCTATTAGCGATCTCGTCATAGTGCTCCTCGAGCGCATCGGTGTTCTTGTGTTGACGCTGCACTTCATCCTCGCGGCCGCGCAGATATGCCGCGGCCGCGAGGATCAGGTTCACGAGCCAGCCCGGCAGGCTGATGATGCGAAACGACATCGGCCTAGACCTTGTCCGGCATCACGGCGGCCTGCGCCTTGACGGCGGCCGGCATGGTGCTGGCGTCGAGGGTGATGCCAACCTCGCCGAGGAGGGCGATAATCTTGTCCTTGATCGCCTCTTCCCCGCCGGCGAGCCCGACAAGGAAGCCAGGCGCATGCTCGATCACGTAGCGCAACGCCACGGCGACCGCGGCCGATCCGACATTCAGGTCGATCGTCTTGTTCTTGTCGAACCCTTCGATCGCCTGGATGGCGTACGCGATGCCCTGCCGGACAAAATTGGCGATCGCCGCCTGCACCGCGGTGGTCACCAGGGGCCGCAGCCAGTCGGGGAGCATCCGCGCGGCAATGGCGACGAGGCTGGCGACCGCTGCCATCAGAATGGCGCCGGCAATATCGAGGACATTGGTCGTCCAGTTGCCGAGAGGGACCGTGACAATGGTGTCGCCGGCCGGCGTGCCGGCCACAGTCGTCGCCGTTTCCTGTGCGATGGCCGCGAGCGGCGACAGCACGGCGAAAGCCGCGACGGACATGGCAGCGGCAAGCGCCGCCACCCTGAGAAAAGTACGCATTGAAGTCTCCGATGATGTTGAGGTTTTGCCCGGTGCCGCCGGGCGCGGGATTTGTCAGGCCTCGGTCGCGTCGATCGTGGCGCTGATGGTGGTTTCGGGCAGGCTGCGCGTCGGCCGCGGGTAGGTCAGCGGCCAGCGCAGCGTGCCGACCAGCGTCGACTTGGCGATCAGCGCGATGCAGATCGAATTGTTCTGATTGCCGGCCAACGCGTGGAAGTGCGTCTTGTCGTGGCCGACGACGAAGTACACATGGCCGCCGACCACCCTGCCCTTGCTGTCGAGCCGTTTCTTGGTGCCGACGGCGCCCAGCGGCACCATGCCTGCCGGTGCCGGCACGCCCCAGCCCGACCAGTTGAGCGCATAGAACGGGTTGGCCGGCAGCGGCTCGTCGGGCAGCGTCAGTGCCAGCGGCGTCTGCACCGCGTCCCCGCACCATGGCACCATCGCCGGATCGCCGACCGTCGAGCCGTCGCTGTCGAGATAGTCGCGCAGCTTCCGGCCGTCGCGCCGCTCCTGGAGGCCGAGATAGGGCCGCAGGTTTTCGATCCACGGCGGCGTGATGTCGGCGCTGAGCGGCGGAAACGCCGGTGACTTGATGACGATCGCGTTGAGCGCCGCCAGCGTCAGCGGCCCGACGATGCCGTCCGCAATCAGGTCGTGCTTGCTCTGAAACTGCCGCACGGCCGCGATGGTGCGGCGCCCGTAGATGCCGTCGGCCGGGCCCGGATCGTAGCCGAGCGCGGCCAGGCGCCGCTGAATGTCCAGCGTGGTGGTCATGGAAAATCTCCGATGTTGGGATTAAGCGTCCGCCATGGATCGGCTGACGTGGCGGCGGGGTGAGCAGCCCCATAGCTTTGCAGCGGACCTGCCAGGCGGCGGGACGGCGCTGATCTATCGTGGTTTCGGCGCCGACCAGGTCACGCCGGAATGGCGCTGGCGGATCGACATATCGGGCCTATGCGAGACGTCCTACGGCTCCCCTCCGGACGTTCAGGCCTGCGCCGACGAGGTGAACCGGGCGTGGCCGGCCGTAGCCGCCCGCGCCGCTGAGGCCCTCGCCGCACAGGAGGACGAGAAGGCCATCGTGGTGATGATCGAGGCCGGGCTCGACCATCCGGTGTCGATCGAGGCCTTCCAGATCGAAACCTCGTCCAGCGATCGCCTACGGACAATCATGTGGCATCTTCGGCGGCACATTGGGCAGTCCGGCGGGCCGCCCAATCTTCAACCCCTCATCGAGGCGATCTCGGCCGAGCTCTACCGGCGCCGGATCACAGATGCACGCAGGTGAGCACCGCCAGGTTGCGCGGCCGCGTCTCGGCCGCGCCGCTGAGGCCCACCGAAGTGGTGACCGTCACCGAGGTGCTGACCGAACCGGTTGGCGTGCCGGCGCTCACGCCGCTCGAGAACAAGGTCCGCGCTGAACCGGTCGCTTCCGACGAGTTCGGATTGTTGCCGGCCGCGCCATTCACGTCGTCGGTGAAGGTGTAGCTGTGGCTGTGCGGAGGCAGGGCGTTGCCGGTGAAGGTCGACGTCGCCGAGGCCGAGGACGAGGCGCTTGCCGTCACACCGCTGGTGCTGGTCGCAAACGCCTGGCTTGAGCCGAGCAGCCGGCTGGCATCGACGCCGCGGCCGTCGTCCAGCGAGCGCAGGAAGTAGCCGCGCGCGTCCGGGACGGTGAGGCGCTTGTGCGCCGCGAAATCGGCCGCAGCAGATGCCCCGCGTGTGCTCGCGCCCCCGCTCGAGGTGAGGATCGGCGCCACCGATGCGTCGAGCGCCCACATGGCGGCGTAGAGCGGTGCCGTGTCGGCATTGGCGCGGATCGACGCCCCCGAGCTCGCGTCGCCGATGGTGCCGCCATTCGGCTCGATTGAATTGGCAGGGCAGCTCGCCAGCAGATACTGGTCCACATGCCCCGTCGGCACGTCACCCGCGGCCGGCGTGTAGCTGACCACCACGGCGTTCCCGCCGCCCAGGGCGACCACCAGAGCCTTGTCGCCCACCGCGGTCTGGATGCTGCGCCCGCCCGGCAGGATGAGCTGGGTGGCATCATAGGTCAGCGTCGTCGCCCCCGCGAAGCTGATCGTCTTGAGCGTGCCGGTGACGGCGCCCGCGCCCGCCAGCTTGGTGATCGCCGTGGTACCCGTAATCACCACATAGCTCTGCGGGATCGACCACAGATCCGTGGTTGCCGCGCTCGCCAGCGTTCCGGCGCCGCCACCGATCGGCGGCAGCCAGGTCCCGGTGCCATCGTCGAGCGTGCCCTGCACCTCGAACTGCGTGCCGTCGAAGATCTTCGCCACGGCATTGCTGCCGCTGGTGTCGAGCCAGGGCTGGCCCAGCACCGGCGCCCCGGTGCAGTCGTTCCCCGGCGCCGACGAGCCGGCCGACGAGGTGGCCAAGGCCTTGAGCGCCGCATTCGCGCCCGTGACAATGGTGAGGCCTGACACCACGCCGCTGGTCGGCAGGCACAGCGAGGATTGGTCCGCGACCGCGGGCGCGGTCGGCAGCAGCAGGGCGAGCAAGAGCGCCGCTCCAGACAAGAGGCGTTTCATGGCCAGTCTCCAATGATGACGTGGAACGTTATTTCACGATGTGGTGCTGCTGCAGCCAGGTGTAGATCGGCCGCAGCAGCACCATCAGCGCGATGCAGAGGACGACGATCACCTCGGCCCACCCGGGCACGCTCGACGCTACGCAGTCGAGCAGCTGCCCGTCCGTTCCGCCGGCATCATGCTGCACGCAGCATTGGTGCCAGTCCCACGGTCCGAGGCTATCGGGAAACCCGGTGCACTGCCCATCGGCGCTGAGTACCGGAACCGATGGGCCATAGCTTGCTGCCGGCATGGAGCACCTCACTGGAGCACACGCGTGTTGCGGATAAGGGCGGAAGCGACACCGCGAGGCTCGCACCCAAGGCGCAGCGAGCCCCTCCGCTATCATTTTGCCGATTGCGGCGGAGGGCGAGAGGGCGAGACGGTACTACCAGTCAATCGTTCTCGCTGTTCAGGCGGTGGCGACCGCAGCAACGCAAGACTTTTCGGCGATGTTCAACTTCCCGACGCCGATGCGGACGACCCCCGCTAGCAGCACCGTCGCCGCAGGAATATCGGCGAACGCCTCGGCCACGAATGAAGCTGCCGCAAATTCGACCGGCGGATACTTCCAGATCAGGAGCGCCGCCGCCGGGGCAGCCTTCATCGTCAGTCGCATCAATGCGTACGACGCTGATCTCTAGGCGACCCGGGGCGACATTGCCCGGTCCAGTCCCTTTCCGACAACAGCGGTCAGGCGCTCGACCCAGACGAACGGCAAGGCCAGCACCACCACCGCAGCCACGGAGGCAATCGAGATCGCCACCGCGGTAATCTGGTTGAGGAACCCTCCACTTTCCGCCCCGACGATGAGCGTCGAGCTGAGGGTGATGAGCACCGGGAACTGCATCAGGTAGATCGGATAGGACAAACGCCCCACCGACCGGGATGCGGGCGTCGACAGCCATGCGCTAATCCGCTCACTCGATATCACGCCCGCGACGACAGCCGTCGCCGGCAGAACCATCATCCATACCGGCAGCGCCAACCATTGAACGGCGGCGCCGGCGAGGATCGCTATGGCGGAGAAAGCCACGGGCAGCCACCCGTGTGACGGCGCCAGCAACCCCTGCTGCCGCATGATTGCGAGGCAGCCTCCCAGCGCAAATGGTGCTCCCAGCGCCCAGAAATCGCCACCCGCCAGCATGGCGCCGGACATGATGCCCAGGAGCGCCAGGGGCGCGCGCACCACGCGTTCGGCGAGGCACACGAACAGGACCAGGTATGACCCGAGAAGCTCGTACGGCATGGTCCACAGGAACGCGTTGTAGCTGAGCTCCACCGGCACTGGCCAATAGGCCAAGGCCACCGCGAATTCCGATGCGCCGGCCCAAGTAGGCTCAAAATGCAGGAAGTTACCAAGCCAGTCGGGTCGATTGATCGCGGCGCCGGCCGCGAGCATCTGATCGTTGAGCCCGAGCTCGACCGCGATCATCGTCACTCCGACGGCGAACACAATGGGGATGGTCAGCCGGAAGTACCGCTTCACGAGCTGGCGCCGCACGCCCGCCTTGTCGGCGCCCCAGGAGCCGATGGTCAGGACGTAGCCGGTGAGTACGAAGAAGATCGAGACCGCGAGGCGGCCGTTGCAGAAGATGGCTGTCCCAAGGTTGCGGAATTCTGGGAACCGGGCTCCGAACAGCTCCCATATGAAGTGGTAGAGGCAGACCGCGATCGCCGCCCAGCCCCGTAGGCCATCGAGGGCGGTATCGCGCTCAGTACGCATCGGGCCCACGCCAGACGATGCTGAGCAGCAGGACGGTCGCAAGAAGTGGCCCGGTCAGGAACACGATCACCAGCGCGCCAGGCAAATCGCGAAACCTCGGCGGCGCCGACCGCGCGATCCGGCCCACGTCAACCGCGTGCCAGTGCAGGCACAGCAGGCTGACCGGGATGGACACCGCCCAGAGGGCCGCCAACGTGGGCAGGTTCAACACGCCGAAAAAGGCAGTGAGCATCGTCTTGAGCAATTCGGCAAAAAATTCCATTTCGTCGAATGCTTACAGCGGAGCTTTCTCGGTGGCAAATTAGCTCGCACCCAAGGCGCAAGTGCCGCCGCGGGCATCATTCTATCCTCGGCAGCGGAGCGGATGGCTGCGCTGCGCTATTACTACCTGCTGCCGAGCGGCAACCTGCGCATGTTTCCGCGCAGCGCGGCGGACACATCGCGCTTCCTGATCTTGCCCTGGCCCGTGCCGATGCGAGCGACCCCGTCAGTGACCGGCTCATACGGGATTGAGGGAGGCGGATCGGGCGCCGTCGTCGTCGAGGCGGCCAATACCGCTGCCACCGCAATCTATGCTGCGGCCGGGGGAACGACGCAATTTGTCGCGCTGACCAGTCTCGGGGCCGACAGCGACCTCTAGCTCGCACCCAAGGCGCGGTGGCGCCGAGTGCTATTGTCTTTCCGGTCGTCGCTGAGCTTTCTCAGGCGCAGCGCTACTATCGCGTGCTGAGCAACCTCTTGTGGAGTGGCTACGGGGGCGCCGGGTCGGCGGTCGATACAACCTGGATTTTTTCCACGATGCGGATACCGCCCAGTGCGTCAGTCGCCGGAACCTGGGGCGTCACAAACATCGGCCAACCTTCAGTGTGGTCCACATCTATCGCTGGGGTGACGCTCCGCGCACTGCCTTCGGCGACTGCCGCATGCACATTCTACGCAAATACGGCGGACGATCTTGTGGTGTTGGACGCCGACCTCTAGCTCGCACCCAAGGCGCCTCAATCGCTGCGCCGCTGATGCTGCCTGCGTCCGATGAGCGTCGGCGTGCCCTTTGGTTCTACGAGACATTCGAGAATGCCACTGTGTCGGGGTTCTCGACCACCCTTGCAACCGGAGCTATTTCGGTCGCCCCGAAGCGCTTGGCAGCCTGGTCTCTCATCACGCTGGTGACGGGGATACTTCTCGGCCAAAACAGTTCAGTCAGCGCCGGGACAATCTCCAAGCGTCAGAGCACGCTTAACGATGGGGCGTTGCTGTTTACCACCAGCGGGATCGTTCAGGGCTCCGCCTACACGTGGGAGACTGGCAAGATCGCCATCGATGCCGACTTGTAGCTCGCACCCAAAGACTCTCCCACCACCGGGCGCATCAGTTGGCCGGTAAGTCCTTGGCCTGCATCCAGTATTGATCGACCTGCTCGCTCGTGAGCCCGGCGCTCGCGGCCAGCTGCACCAGCAGCGGATCGTCGCGATTGAACGTCTGCACGTTCTCGAACCGCGACCGCGCGATGGCCCGCTGCACGGGGTCGCTGATGGCATCGATCTGCGTCTCCGCCGTGGTCAGCAGACCGGCGATGTCGAGCATCGCCATGAACTGGACGCGGGTGAGCGGATAGTCCTTCGGATCGGTCGACGGCGCCGGCGGAACGTAAGGCAGGATTGTGTTGCCGTCCGCCTCCCAGGCCGCGATCATCTGCCGGTGCCGGTTGGCCATGTCGTCGGGGACCGTCATCCGCTGCCCGTCGATGGTGGCGTCGATCGCCCCATTCTCGGTGTAGCCGTGGACGATCACCTGGTCGGCGAAGGCGGGCCAGATAAGCGCGAGCAGCAGCAGCGCGCTCGCCAGGATGCGTCTGATCATATGGTGTCCTCTTGGTGGTCAGTGACGCCTAGAGATCGGCGTCGAATTTGAAGGCAGGGCCGGCTCCGTAGGTGTTCGTAGCGTCGCCGCTGACGATGCCGCTCGCCACGGTAGCGCGCACCGACGACTGTGTTGCCGTCATGATGCTGCCGGTCCACGAAGTCACGTTGACGCCCGACCCGCCGCCATTTTCGATCTGGCCCAGTCCAAGCGCGGAAAAGGCCGGCACGGTGCGCATCGGCACCGGCATGGGAACCGCAACGTCGGCGAGCGTCGTGGTGTAAACCTGGCCGAAGAAGGCGGTCCCCGCCCCTGAGACGTAGAGATAGCGAAGCGCTCGACCCAGCTCCTCGGCGTAGGGCAGAACGACCGCCGTCTCCGCGGCTACGCCTTGGGTGCGAGCTACAAGTCTGCGTCCGCAATCGCACTGTCCAGGTAGATGTACGATGTGGAGCTACTTCCGGAGGCGTTCTGTGCGGCACCGTAGAGGGTGCCGAAAACTGTCGTCACGTCAAAGCCGACCGGGCTAAAAGCTGAACTTGCGCCGCTGGAGCTCATCGTGGGAATGGTGCGCTTCGCCACCATGAAGGGGATGCTGAAATTGGCCGGATACCCGTTGCCGGTGTTGACCACGTTAAAGGTATTCCGATAGGCGCCGGTGCGTTCGTAGTAGCGCTGCGCTCGACGTAGTTCCTGCTCAACAGCGAGGACTATCCCCTGCGCGCCGTTCGCACCTTGGGTGAGAGCCTACAGGTCCGAGTCCGCTGCATAGTCGGCGCTCGTGTATTGGGTGTTCGAGCTGTGCACGCCGATGATGGTAAAACTGGAAATCGTCACATCATCGGCCACGCTTCCTCCCGAGCTGTCGGCAGGAGTGCCGCCATAAACAGATGCTTTGGCATTCACCGTGACCTTGCCGGCCGTTCCGGCAACGCTCGATCTGATGGACACAGACGGAGTGGTGCGCATCGGAGGGAACGTAGCCAGGGCATACGACCGGAAGTTTCCGCCGCCATCGCTGGTAGCCGTCACTGGCGCGACAAGCTTGGAGCCTGTTCTATATAGCCGGTTGCAACGCTCCCATTCCTCGCTGACGGGGAGAATGATGCCCGGAGGGACGCTCGCGCCTTGGGTGCGAGCTACAGATCGGCGTCGACGGCGGGGATGCCGAAGAAGAAGATCGCACCAGTCGTGGTGCCGCTTGAGACTTTCTGCACCCGGAGTTGCGTGGGCGTGGCCGCATTGATGGTCGGCGCCGATGCCGGAAAACCATTGTTGGCAAGGTCGCTTAACGTAACCGACGGGCTCGTGCGGAGCGGAAACAACCACGCTAGCGAGTATTGATACGTGCCGCTCGTGACGTTGCCCGAGAATATGAACCCATCATTGTAGGTCTGGTAGTACCAAAGGCAGCGAACGCGCTCTGCTTCAATCGGCAGTACTATTGCGGGTGCTGCCGCGACGCCTTGGGTGAGAGTCACATATCCCCCAATTCTGAGGATGTCCGTGCTCGCGGTTGTGCTCCGGTCGTCGCTCCAGGCCATGACTCCAATGTTGGTGGCCGAGGAAGAGATCGAGACGTTTTCGAGCTTGTAGTCGGCCCACGACGTGGTGCCGAGGTTGCAGCTGTAGCCGGCGTAACTCCAGTTGGTGATCAGCGTCGGGTTGGTGCCGGCGGCACCCCAGCTCGAGATCGGGTCCGCCGCGACGCTGTCCGCGGTCCCCGTCCATTGCAGGAGGGCGATGCAGATGTGGCTGCCGCTGTCGAGCAGGCCCGAGGTCGCCTTGAGCGGCATCAGCAGGCTGGCCTTGCCGCCCCTCAGCTTGAGCATGTCCTTGTTCTCGATCGGCGAGAACAAGCCGAACTTGCCGTTGTTGCCCGACCCGACCGTGATTTTGGCCGCGTACCCCGCCCCGACCGGCACGTCCGCGGTGTCCTGCGATACCGACGCGCCGTTGGCGTTCTCCTCCTCGAGCCGCCAGCCATCCAGCGAATAAGCGTTGTCCGTGGTGACCGGCAGCGAGCGCTGCGCGATGGCGAACGATCCATTGCGGGCGATCTGCTGCGCCGCGAGGATCGAGGGATCGGCGGCGATGTTGGCCAACGTGGCATTGTAGGCCTGCACCGTGCTGCCGAGGTCGACATTGCAGGTGCCCGAGGTGGTGATCGTGCCGCCGGTGAGGCCCGTGCCGCAGGTGACGCTGGTCACCGTGCCGCTGCCGCCTCCGCCGCCGCCGGCGAGCGGATAGGTCCACTTGCTGACCCCGTCCGAGATCAGGTCGGCATAGGCGTACTGGCTGCCGAGCACGGCACTGGCGCTGCCGTTGATGGTGTCCGATCCGGCGCGCTGCAGCGTCAGGGTGTTGCTGCCGTTGATGCCGCCGGCCATGTCGGCGACCACCAGGTGCTGGCCGGCATTGACCGAATTCGCGGCCGGCAGCGTCCAGGTCCGCGCCGCCGTCAGGCTGGCCGAGGTGATGACCGACCGGTCGGTGGCGGCGATCGTGTAGTCGCTGTCGCCGTGCGTCGTCGCCTGGTCGATGTTGAGGCCGGACGCGCCGCGCGCTGCCGCCGCCGAGGCCTGCCCCGTGCCGCCATTGGCGAGCGGCAGGGTGCCGGTGACGCCACTGCCCAGCGGCAGTCCGGTGGCATTGGTCAGCGTCGCCGCCGATGGCGTGCCGAGGTTCGGCGTCGTGAGCGCCGGCGAGGTGCCGAACACCAGCGCGCCCGTGCCGGTCTCGTCGGTAACGGCCGCGGCGACATTGGCGCTCGACGGCGTCGCCAGCGCGGTGGCCACGCCGGTGCCGAGCCCGCTGATGCCGGTCGCAACCGGCAGTCCCGTCGCATTGGTCAGCGTCGCCGCCGAGGGCGTGCCGAGGTTGGGCGTGGTGAGGCTCGGCGAGGTGGCGAATACCGCCGCCCCGCTGCCCGTCTCGTCGGTCAGCGCACTCCGCAAATTTGCGGAATTGGGCGTTGCGAGCCAGGTCGCAACGCCGCTGCCGAGCCCGCTCACGCCGGTGCTGATCGGCAGGCCTGTGGCATTGCCCAGCGTGATGGTCGGCGCCGTGCCGAACACCAGCGCGCCCGTGCCCGTCTCGTCGGTAACGGCAGCGGCGACATTGGCGCTCGACGGTGTCGCCAGCGCCGTCGCAACGCCGGTGCCGAGCCCGCTGATGCCGCTCGCGATCGGCAGGCCGGTGGCATTGGTCAGCGTCGCCGCCGAGGGTGTGCCGAGGTCGGGCGTGGTCAGCGTCGGCGAGGTGGCGAACACGGCAGCGCCGCTGCCCGTCTCGTCGGTCAGCGCACTCCGCAAATTTGCGGAGGATGGCGTCTGCAACCAGCTGAGGACATTGCTGCCCAGGCCGCTGAGCGCCGACGAGTTGACGGTCAGCACGTGCCCCGTGGCGTCGATCGAGGCGAGGGTCAGCCACTGGCTGCCGTCATAGATCTTCAGCAGCCGCGGCGAGCTCGAGGTATCGACCCACCATTGGTACGTTCCCGGCTGGCCCGTCACCGCCGGCGCCGTGGTGCCCGAATTGTTGGTCAGGATCGCCGTCAGCGCCGGGTTGAGATAGCTCGACACGAACGTGCCGAAGCTCATCGGCCCGGTGGTCGGGGTCGAATAGGTCGCCTGGGCGCCAATGGCCGGAGTGAGCGACACCAGCGCGACAAGCGCGGCCGCCAGGAGCTTCTTGATCATGATTACCAGCCTTGCACTTCGATGTTGGCGACGCGGTCCTGCGGAGCGCCGCCGTTGAGGATTTGGATCGTCATTCCAGCGGTGCTGAGGTCCGACACCACCAGCTCATCCCCGGCCGTGTTGTTCCACGTCACCTGGTAGTGCGGCAGTGCGTCGGTCCCCGGCCCGGCCTTGAATTCCTTGGCGGTTGCCGAGCCGTTGGGCTTGAAGGTGATGCTCGTGCCCGCCGCGGCGATCGCCAGCCCTGAATAGTGGTCGATCCGGTCGGGAACATCGCCGGTGATGTCGAATTCTGTCAGCGCCGCATAGACCGCATCCGACAGGGACCGGAACGCGGCACGGAGCTTGAAGAAGCGCCCCTCGAACTCGCCCGGCGCAAACTTCTGGTACGGCCCGAACACCGCGCCGCCGGCAAACACGTCGGGCGCGACGAACACGTCGCCGGCGGCGAACACGTCGTTGTCCACGTCGCCCGCGACCGAGATTTCCACCCAGGCCTCTACGAAGGCCGAGCTGCCGGCGCTCAGCACGTCGGGGTTGTTGAGGAAATCCGGATCGTCGAGAACGTTCTGGGTCACCGGCACGCCGACCGCCTTCACCGCGGCGTCGATGCGCATCCGCCGCAGGAAGTTGATGTCGAAGATCTTGCCGGCCGCCAGCTCGTAATAGGCGATCGTGTTGGCGGCATCGGTCTTGAGCACCTCGCCGTCGATCGTGCAGTCGGTCAGCACCCCGTCCCAGCCGTCGGCATGCTCATGCAGCGTCGCCACCACATTGCGCACCAGGATGGCGCCGGCGATCGCGATCGACGACGGCACCGCCGAATAGATGGTGATGCCGGGCAGCGGCTGCGCCTTGGCGGCGATCCAGTAGGTGCCGTTGCCGGCGATCTTGAACCGCGGCTGCGCCAGATTGGGCCCGTAGAGCAGGCCGGTCTCCCAGCTCTCGCCCTTGCGCACCTCGTAGAACACGTCGAGCTTGGAAAACTTGACCGGGTCCCAACTGATCGTCGCCGTGGCATCATCGTAACTGGTCACCACATTCATCACGTTGGGCAGTTGCAGCCCGGCGCCCGACGTGATGGCCACGCGCGCCAGCTCGGCCCATTTCGACGCCGAGCCGTCGGCGAAGATGCAGCGCACCCGGAAGCTCCACGTGCCCTGCAGCAGGCCAGGCAGGAACGTCGCCTTCAGGGGCGCCACCACCGGGCTGCTCGCCGCCAACCGCCAGACCTTGTCGCCGTCGTCGTCGCGATACTCGACCTCGAACGACACCGGCCGCTCGCCCGCCACCGTCTCCCACGTGAGCAGCGCCCCGGTGGCGGTCGCTCCGTCCACACCCTCATAGGCCTCGGTCACCGCAAGGCCGACCGGAGCGGCGGTGAACGGATCGCTCGGGATGGTGATCTGGCTGTCGAAGGCCGGAATGGCGCCCTGGTCGGCCAGCGAGATTTCCGGCGCATCGTCGACCAGCGTCAGCACGGCGGAAAAGTCTGGGCCCGGGCGGATCGACAGCACCCGCAGCACCACCGTCTCGCTGCCGGTCTCGCCGAACATGAACAGATCGCCCGCCGCCGCCGGCAGGTCGTGATGGCCGTCCAGCGTGAGGGTCGTCCGATCGCCGGCATCGGTGATGACCGTGCGCAGGATCGAGGTGCCGTCCGCAGCGCGGAAGCGGATCGAATACGTCTTGTCGGCGACCATGGTCACCGGCTCGTCGAGCGTCACCTGGTCGTTGTCGCCTGCCGTGACGGATTTCACGCGCCCGGCGCCCAATCCCCACAGCACCACGTCGTGCGAGGCCCGCACGCGATCACCGCGCCGCGCCACCAGCCATTCGAAATCGGTGGTGAGCTGATAAGTCTCCGGCCGCAGCCGCGCCTGCGCGATGTGGAAACGGCCATGCCGCCAGATCAGGGCAGGATCGGTGACACCGGGAAACTCGATGCCGCTCTCGAACAGCGTCGCCGCCGTCAGCCCGCCGCTGCCGTCGGCATTGTAGCCGTCGTCATAGACGATCCGCTCGTCCTGCACATATCCGGCCGTCTCGTTGACGAAGCGGATGCGGAAGGCATGCGGCGGATTGAGATAGGCGCGCTGGCTCGAAAAGTCGCGCGAATTGCGCGGCGTGAAATGCTGCACGATCGGCGCGTCCGGCTCATCCCAGATCACGTCGTACATGCCGTCCGTGCGCGTCACCGCGGCGCGGCCGCAGGCCGCGATCGCCTTCAACCGGTCGAGCACGGATCCGGGACTGTCGAAGACGATGTTGCAGCGGAACCCCTTGGCCACGCAGTAGGCCCACCACCGCTCGAGGTTGGCGATGTTGATCCGGCTGTCGGGCTTCGGGCGCGCATTGGCCGGCCCCTGCAGCACATGGCGGAACAGGTCGGGTGGCCAGTTGCTGACCGTGTCGTCGGCCCATGCCGCACCGTTGAACGCCTTGCAGCGGGTGGCCACCATGCCGTTGAGGCTGTCGATCTGTCCGGTGAGCTGCGAGCTCGCCCGGATGCGGATCGCCGAGTGCGCCAGCGGCTTGTCGAAGCTGATCGGCTGGCTGCTGCGAAAGCCCCGCAGCGCCGTCCACACCACCTGCTCGCTCACCTGGTCGGTGCCGGCATAGTCGGTGCTGGTCTTGCTGACCTGCACGTCGTACTGCCCGGCCGCCACCGCGACCCGCAGGCATTGCCGGATCGGGTCGCCCGAACGGCCGGTAAATGTCAGCGTGCCGAGCGGCACCCAGGGGTCGGCGCTGCCGGCCGCGCGCGTGTCGACGCGCAGCTGCACGGTATAGGTCTGCGCCACGCCGTTGCCATCGACGCGCAGCATGCCCGAGGGCGCCACCACATCGACCGATATCACGTCGATGTCGGCCGCGGTCGTCCGCACCTCGGCGCCGCCCGTCGCGGTGATCTCGACGCTCAAATCCTCCTGCACCACCTCGCTCGGATAGAGCGTCACCGGCGCGTCGTCGGGATAGCCGAGCCGCGTCTCGATCTGCAGGTCGTCGAAGTTCTCGATCGGCGTCTCGCCGATCTTGATGCCGCTGACCTCTTTGGGGCCGTAGCCCCAGACCACGAGGCCGATCAGGTATTGGTCGGCGCCGACGAACTCGGTGTACCACTGCGCCCCGAGCTTGGGATAAACCCGGTGCCGGCCCTCGATCTCGGGCACCACGCCATAGGGGTCGGCAACGTTCTGCCCGCCGGAGATCGAATAGGTCGGCGAGCTGCTGGAGCCCACGCTCTGCTGCTTGGCGAGCACCGGCGGCGCCACCGGAAACAGCGCATTGATCGCCAGTTGCCCGCCGATGGTCACCGCCGCCCCGAGCAGCGGGTTGACCGCCGTGGCAAACAGCCCTGCGACCGTCACGGCGGCGCCGAGCACGGTGCGCACCAGCGTGTTGTCGCCGCCGAACTCGGCGACGCTGCGCACGACGACGATGGCGCCGGCCTTCGGCCGCACCCGCGTCCACAGCGCTTCCGGGACCACCCCGCCGTCGCCCAGCGTCACCTCGACGCGGCCGGGCAGGTCCGCAATATTGCGGGCGCGGCGCACCAGTTCGGCGAGCGAACGGCCGAGCGGCACCACGTCGATGCTGCGCCGCTGCTGCAATAGCGGGTGCGGCACGACGATCAGCGTCAGGCCCTCGCCGGGCAGGATGTAGTCCGGCGCGGGCTTCCCCCGTGCCGGCGCCAGAACCTGCATCACATCAGCCCTCGTCAGCCGGAGGTCAGCAGGCGGCGATGCCTGCAATAGGTGGCGCGCGGCAGGCGGCTTGCCGGCTCGATCACGCTGAGGCCATGGAATGGCATATGCAGCAGCAGCCCGCGCCGCACCACGAGCCCGATGTGGTAGCGCCGGCCGATCAGCATCACCGCGCCATCGAACGGCTGCTCCCGCTCCACCTCGATCCAGTCGCCCCGGCCGCCGGAGACGATGGCGGCCGTGGCATCGCGATCCGCCGCCGACGAATAGCCCTCGTCATGGCTGGGCAGCTCGATGCCGGTGCCGGCGGTAAACGCCGCGCGAAACAACCCCCAGCAATCATAGCCATCGGCCGTGCGTCCACGATCGCGCCACGGCAGCCCGACAAATGCCGACCAGTCCATCCGGAATATCTCTCTATCAGAACAGCCCGCCGAACCCGGCCGGGGTGAACAGGCCGGAGGGATACGGCTCGGCCGCGTCGGACTCGGTGCTCAGCGTCAGCTCGACGGTCAGGGCATTGGGCTGCGCCGCCACCAGGTCGAACTCCGGCCAGCTCGCCTCGACCGTGTCCGGCGCCGAGGCCAGCACCAGCTCGATCGTGACCTTCGCCGGCGTCTGTACCGACCGCAGCAGCGGCACGAGCTGCCGGGAAATGTTGTCGAGCACCCACTGCATGGCCGGCACCGTGTCCTCGCTGTCCTCGGGCAGCACCAGCGACATCGGGTAGAACTCGTAGGTGTCGCCCCGGCTGACGGTGCCATAGCGCAACGGGTCGGTGCCGAGCCGGGTCGTCGGATCGCTCGACACCCGGATCGGCGTCTCGAGGCTTTCGTGTGTCACCGTCGCCAGCAGCACCAGCACCTCGCCGGTCCGTTCGGCATGGGCCGCGGTGCGAAACGTCAGCGAGAGCGCGCTCACGGCAACACCTTCGGCGGTTGGCCGAGCGGGCGCCCTTGCGGCCGATCGGACAGAGCACTCACGGCAACACCAGCAACGACATCGTCACCGTCCAGCGATCGCCGCCGATGTTGACACGCGACGGCAGTGCGTTCTGCCGCAGCATCACCAGCCAGTCGTCACCGCCGTCGGGCGCCGGGATCGTGAAGGGCAGCGACCAGCGCGCCAGGTCATCGCGCCCGAACGCCGTCAGGATCGCCCACTGTGCCCCGCTCATCCGCATCGAGCCGGTGAAGCTGTCCGGCACCGCGCTGGAGCGCGGCCGCGACTTGCCCGGACCGGTGTCGGTCGCGCTCATCAACCGGGGGTCGGCGAGCTGATGCTGGTTGCCGGCGATGAGGAATCGCTGCGGCAGCGTCTCCGGCCAGGTTGCGGGCATCTATCGCCTCGTGAGGTCGGGAGTGAGAGCAAACGTCCGCCGCAGGGCCCGGTGGATCGGATTGCCGGGTGAGCTCACGCCTTCGGCAGCTACGCTGTAGACCAGGGCTTTGAGCTGTGCCGCCTCGCCGTCGCGCGTCGCCGTGACGCTGTCGGTTCCGGATCCGGGCATGTGCACGATCTGCACATTGAGGGCGAGCCCGCTACTGCCGCCCTTCAGCGTCACCGGGATGGTGCGGCCATCCGGCAGCGGCACCGCCGCCTCAGGGCCGGCATCGCCGAACAACGCCGGTCGGTCGCTGACACCGCCGCGGGCAAACAGCTTCGGGCCGGTGAGGCCGGGAACATAACCGCCGCCGGATTTGGCGCCGCCGAACAACCCCGCCAGCAGGCTGCCGAACACACCGCCGGGCTGGCCGCTCGTTGCGCTCTGCGTGCCGAGGATGCCGGCCAGCGGTCCGTCGCCCAGCAGCGCCGCCTGCAGCACCGCCTTTTCCATAGTGCTGACGAGGTCGCCGAGCGCGTCCTGCCATGACTCGGTACCATCGATCAGCTTTTCGAAGACCTGCTCGCCGGTCTGCGCCAGGAACATGGTCGCGTCGTTGGTCGCCTTCAGCGCCCGCTGCTGGTCGTAGAGCCGCCCGGTCAGGTCGGCGATTGTCTTTCCTTCCTTGCTCGCGGCATCCACCTTGGCCCGCGACAGATTGTTCGAGATTTCCGCCTCGCGGTCGGTCAGCCCGAGCACGGCAAGCTGCTGGCGCAGTGCGTCCGTCACATCCTTGATCCGCTTCGCGGCGGCATCTGCCGCGGAATTGCGGGGCGCAGGCAGAACGGTCGGGGCGGTGCTTCCGGAAGTGGTCGCCGGCTTGTCCTCATGGCTGCCGCCATGCACGGTGATGGAGACCGGGGGTCGACCCTCCAGCTGATCGATGAGCCCGTTGTAGTCGATATTGGCGCCCGGCGCGGTCAGCGACCGCGCCAAGGTCGCCAGCAGGCCAATGGCCTTGAGCGGATCGCCGCTGGCAATGCCGGCCAGCGCATCGCGCACGCGCTCGAGCCCGTCCGCAAAGGCGCTCATCGCCTCCACTTCCGCCGGGCCCAGAAGCAGCGCGAACCGATCCTTGGCGGCGTCGAGCTTGATGTTGAGCTCGGCGAGCTGCGCCGTCATCGCCCGCGCCTTTTCGACATCCGCCGCATCGAGCGCCGCGCCGAGCCGCTCGGCCTCGTCGGCCGCACGGCCGATCCCGACGCTGCCCTCCGACAGGAGATCGGCCATTTCCTTGCTGCCGCGTCCGAATGCCACCGTGGTCAGGTAGAGCTTGTCCTGCTCGGTGCGCGCGTTCTTCACCAGGTCGGCAAAGGCCTTGAGATCGGTCAGGGTGTCGCCGCTGATCTTCAGGCGGTTGGCGTCGAAAATGTCCTTGAGCGGCCCACCCTGCACCGCCGCCTTGCTGAGGTTCGCCGCGAACGTCTGCAGGCCGTTGTTGAGATCGGCAACGTCGTTCCCCGCCTCTTTGAACGTATCCTGCAGCCCCTGCAGCTTGCCGACATCGAGCCCGATCCGGTCCGCGATGTCGCCGAGTTCGGCGACCTGCTTCACCCGCTCGATGGCGTCGCGGAGCAACTCCATGGCGCCGGCGGCACTCCCAATAGCCGCGAGCGGCCCTAGGAAACTGCGCGTCGCTTCGACGGCGAACTCGCGGCTGTACTCCTTGCCCCACTGGATGGCATTGCTGAGCCGCAGAAGGCCGGCACTGGCCGGCACGCTCGCCGCCTCGATCCGCTTGATCGCGGCCTGCCCCTCGGCGCCGAACGTGGCGAGCGCGCGCTTGGCGAGATCGGCATCTTTGACGGACAGCCGGACGCCAACCTCACGTTCCTTCGCCATCGGTGTCGCCCCTGTCGTTGATGGCCATCATCGCGCCCAGCTCGCACGCCCCGAGCAGCTGCTCGCCGATCGAGGCCTCGACGCCGGCGGCATCGATCTGCCGCCGCAGCCCCTCGGTGTCGATCCACGCCGCGCCGGAAAATCCGCCGCCGCGCCTCATGCGCCAGGCGTTGGCCCGGAACGCTTCCCAAACCACGCGCCCTTCAAGAGAGCGCGGAGCGAACTGATGATACGGGCACTCATGCGTGCGCGTCGTGGCGCAGGCGGTGCCTTCGTCGCGGCAGGCATCGCAGTAGCTTCGTCCCCGCCCCTCTCCGAAATGCCACTCGGCGAGGCGGGAAATCCGTTTCCCTCGAGGTCCACTTCGTGCAGCGGCCCTCGCGCCTCCCTCAGGAAGCGCGCGGCGATCGTCTCGTCCTCGAACAGCACGACGATCAGCGCAGGATCGAAATCGAGATCGGTCCCATCGGCCGAACGCACGTTGCGCCAGTCGCTGATCAAGAGCTCGCCCAGCGAAATCACGAACAACGCCTCGAGGGTCGATTGCTCGCGCTCCGGCTCGCTCAGGTCGGGCACATTGACCACCTGCCCGCCGACCATAGACACGGCCGCGCCAGCATCCTTGAGATCGCTGAGCAGCGCCGCGGCGCGAGCCTGCGCGGCATAGACCTGGTAGATCGTCGCCGGTTCGATGCAGAGCTCGGCGCCGCCGCCGATCTCGATCCACCGCGGCTCGCGGCTGTAGACGAGCCGCAGCATCAATAGGCGGCCACGTCGTTGAACAGCGTCACCGACAGCATCGGCGCCGGCGTCTCGGCATCGTAGGCAGCGCGGAAATTCACCGTCGCCTGGATGCCGCCAGGGCCTTCGACCGGCTTCTTGGCCAGTTCGAAAAACACCCGCGGCATCGAGAACGTCAGTTTCCACGTCGCCGCCGACCGCAGCGCCAGCGAATATTCGATCGCGGCGGGCGTGGTCGTGTCGATCAGGTCGTCGATCGTGTGGTCGGTGCCGAGGCGCAGGTTGAGCGATCCGGTCAGCACGCGCTGCGTCTCGTCGACGCCGTCGATGAACATGTCCGAGCGGATGGTCGCAGCAGCGTCGAGCCCGTTGGAGAAATCGAAGGTCCCGCCCAGCACATTGGCGAGCGCATTGCCCCCGATCTTGACGCCGCCGGTGGCATTGTCGAACGGCCGGAAATCGAAGGCGAGCGGCGCCGCGTCGCGGGCCCCCGCCACGTCCTTGACTTCCGATTGCGCGATCATCGGCAAGGTCATCACCGCCCGGCCGTTGCGCTGCAGCGGCAGCGAAAAGCCGTTGGCCTTGGCGCCCAGAGCGGTCCGCCATTTCGGCGTTGTCAGCTTCGGATGCCCGGTCTGCACCGTGTAGGACTTGAGGTCTTTCCCCGACGCCCAGGTATGAGTGTAGGTGCCATCCTCGTGGTCGGTGGGCGCGGCCTCGGCGCCGAGCGCCATGGTCAGCCAGAACCCTGCCCCGCGTGCGTCGAGCGGCGCCGCGATCGGGCCGCTCACATCGAACGCACCCAGCGACGGGTCGGTGTCGTCGGGGTTGCCGGTGTTGATCAGCTGGTCGGCCTCGAGCGGCTGCGAGCCGCCCAGGCCGATCGACTTGAGGTAGGGCCGCGTATAGACGCCGCCGCCGGCACCATCGCGCGCCGTGCCGTACACCGCCTCGTCGCTGATGAGCGTGACAATATCCGAACCAACCGCGCGGGGCTTGGCCATGACAGTCTCCTGGTGATGGTGGGATGAGTGGTGGGGCGTTCACCCCGCGGTCGTTTCCGACCAGTAGTCGATCTCGATATCGAACTCGGCGCCCGACATGCCGGGCATGCCGAACAGCTCGCGCGGCGCCGCGCTCGGCGGCTGCGGCCGGATGTCGGTAATCAATCCGCCGAGATCCGTGATGCCGGCAATGGCGGCGGCAAGCGCCTGGTAGAGAGTGTCCACGGCCGCGTCGCGGGCCGCGTCGTCGCTGTTGACGACGATGATCTGCACGAACGGCCGCATGGTGAATTCGTACATCGGCGGATTGAGATACGCCTCTGTCTGCTGCGCCGGCGGACCGTCGAGCAGCCGCAGCACCTGGTCGATTGCCTCCGGCAGGGGCGTATTGCGCCCCAGTGCGGGCACCGCCGCCTGCAGCACCGCCTCGAGCGCCACGAGGATTTGCTCACCCTTGCGCGCGGCCATCGGCGTTCCACTCCCGAATGACATTGTCGACGAGCCGGTCGACGGCCTCGCCGTAGGCGCCCTGCGGGTCGACGCGCTTGCTGAGCTGCACCCGCGGCACCAGGAAGAACATCACCACCGTCTCGGCCCGCCCCTCGCGGATCGCCTTGGCCGAGGCCTTGCTGTAGCCCTTGCGCTTGCCGGTGTGCCGCCGCAGCTTGTCCACCACCAAGAGCGAGGCCTTGCCCGGCCGATAGACAAAATGCAGCGGCCCGAACCGGTCTTCGGGGAAGGTCGAGGGCGTCAGCCGGGCGCCACGCGGCCCGCGCGGACAATCGGGCGACGGGATGGCCAGCCAGAACCCGTCATGCGCGGTGATCACCGTCGCCTCGCTGAAGGCTTCGATAATGTGGGGCGCATTCGAATACACCACGCCGGCGGCATCGAGCCCCTTGTTGGGGTAAAACTTGCCGCGCCAGGTGTTGGCCAGGCGCTGCGATCCGAAGGCGTCCAGCACCTGCTGCCGCAGGGCGGTCTTCAGCCAGTCGAGCGTCTGCGAGGTCGCAGCTCTCACGGCTGTGGAACCGCGGTCGATTTCCTCTTCCATCATCTTGGCGAGGTCGCCGGTCAGCGCCGCACCGAGCTGCAGCCGGAAGTCGCTCATCAGCCAGCGACCACGAGGCTGATCAGCACCTCGAACCGCCCGTCGCCGACCGGCTCGAAATCGAGCACGCGATAGACCGCCACGCCATCGTCGATCAGGTCGCCGCGCGTGAGGTTCGGGAACTTGGCCTTGAGCGCCCGCGTCGTGTGGGTGGTGCCGCGCACCGCCTGCCCCGACCACTCTTCCCGCTCGGCCACGATCTCAACACCGAAGATCGCCTGCGAAACCGTCACCGGTCCCGCGGGCGCATGGGTGTAGAGAACGTCCTCGAACAATTCTTCGGCGGCCGCATCGAGCACGTCCTGCACCAGGTCGCGACGCATGTTGACCTCCGCCAAACAGCTGCCGCGCTCCGCAAAATTGCGGAGCGCGGCACGATCTTCAGTTCGAGCTGTGGGCGCGCACCACCAACTCGGGGCGCTTGACCAGAGCCAGGGGGTTCGACTCCGACCACAAATCGATACCCTTCTGGTGGTCGAGCACCTCCGACGACACGAAGATCTGGTCGCCCGGCGCGTTGAGCGTCGACATGGTGTCGGCGGGGGCGAACCAGGTCTTGAAGGTGTCGAGCGTGCCGGTCGGGTAGGCGTAGCCGGCGTTCGCCTCGATCGCCGCTTCGCCGGTCAGCGCACCGTTGACGCGAACCGGGAAGGTGGTCTTGTTCTCGCGCCACATGATGTTGGCGAACTCGAACACGCGGCCCCAATTGCCGCCCAGCCGGTTCCGCTCCATGTTGGCGAGCACGCCGGCCGAGTTGGTCTGCAGCCAGTACTTTTCGACCTTCGGATGCTGGATCAGCTTGTTGAAGAAGCCGCCATCCACCTGGACTTCGATACCGCTCGCGACTTCGCCCTTGAGGTTGGTGATGATGTAGTCGGTCACCTCCTCAGCCTTGGCAATCACGTCGGTTCCGGCAGTGCCCAGCACGAAGTCGACATCGTGCTGCACGATGTTGAACTCGTCGTAGAGGTCGTAGATCACCGCGCCGTTGCCGTCCTTGATCGTCCCTTTCAGGGCGCCCATGCGCACGTATTCGAGGGTGATCGCGTGGTTGTTGCGCAGATTGTTGAGGCGCTTGGCCACCTCGTCGGCCACGGTCGCGGGCCGCTTCATGCGACCCTGCATCACCAGCATGTTCTGGATATCGGCCGGCTTGATCAGGTCGCGGTGCGGGAAGTGCGGCACCTTGAAGAACAGCGTTTTTCCGGTCTCGCGACCGGCCAGGGTGCCCGGCGCGCCGCGCTCGGTCGCCGGAAGCACGACCAGGAGACCGTCCTCCATGCGGATTTCGACCGTGGTCGAGATCACGCCCTCTTCGGAGAACAGGCCCATGACGCGCAACAGGCCATAGGAGTTGGGGATGCGATTGATCTGCTCGGTGAGATCGGTCGCGCTGTAGGGAAAGTTGAAATCGGGGTCCATGCCGCCGCTCCTGGTTCAAGATGTTTCGGGTGGAGAAGATCGGCGGGTGCCCGCCGCGGGTCCTTACATGAATTGGGCGGCGACCATGCCCTGGTCGCCGCCCGTATTCGTCACGCGGTGAAGGGGCGCGTTACTGCACGAGGATGCCTTTGAGCTTCAGCGCTGCGATCGCCGCAGCCTTCTGATCGTCGGTCACCCCGGCGGGCCACACGATGCCATCGGCCTTGATGATGGCCGGGCCCCGCCGCAGCACCAGTGCGGGCGCATCCTCGCCGTCCGGAGCGGTCGTGCGCGCCAGCAACACGCTGTCGACGACGGCGCTGCCGTCGACGGCCGCAGGGTCCCAGTCGACGAGCTTGGTGCCCGTTGCGACGGTGATCGTCCAGCCATCGTTGGCCTTGAAGTCGGTGGCTCCGTCGGCGATCGTGAACTTCACGACGCCGTCAAACGCCACGCCGACGGCACCGTGGCCGATGGCCACACCGTCCGGGCCGAACACTTCGAAGCGGCCACCATCAGCGACAGCCTCCAGCATGATCACGCGATAGGCGCCCGGCACCACGCCGGCGGCAACCGCCGGATTGGCGAGGGTCAGAACGCCATTGCCGACATTGCCGGCGTCGGCCGCAGCCGCAACCGCGGTGTCAGTGCTGAAGCCGAGCAGAGTGCCCAGCTCATACGTCACATCGGCGCCGTCTCCGGCGAGCAGCGTCGCCATTTCTCGGCAATAGTTCTGGCTGACCTCATAGGCCAGCAGGGCAGTCAGCAGCTTGGGCGCTGCCACGGAAAAGGCGTGCATCGCGGCACTCTCCAGGTTTGGGTTCGGGAAAAGAACGGCGGGCAGCCGCCGGGCCGTATACAAACAAGGGCGGCAACCTCTTGCGAAGCGCCGCCCTCAAATCGCGTTCAGTCGCGCTGCCAGCTAGCCGACAGCCTTCTTGCCCTGCCGCGAAAGCATGCGATCGACGGCCGAGCCGAGCTCGGCATCGGCCTTGGCGGCACCGCCACCGGCATCGTTGCCGGGGTTGCGGTCGCGCCCTTGCATCGCATCGCTCAGCGGCCGGGCCTTCGGCGCATCGGCGAGCATGTCGACGGCCTCGCCGTAGCTCATCTTGCCGCTCACCACCTGCTCCGCCAGCCGATTGGCGAGGGCCGCCCTGCCCTTTGCTTCCTTGTGGCGAAGCAACGCGAAGCCGGCCTTGGTGCCGGTCGCCTTGGCGCTCGGCTCCTTGTCCTTGGTCTCGTCATCGCCCTCGTCGTCGGCCGGCTTGTCGGCATCGTCGTCAGCCGGCTTGTCGTCCTCAGCCGCTTCTTCGTCCTTCTTCTCCTCGTCGTCCTCCGACGCGGCCTTGATCGAAACGCCCATTTCGGCGAGCTCCGCCATTGCCGCCTTGTCGCCCTTGGCAGCCTTGTCGCGCAGGGCCGCGATCTGCTCTTTCAGTCCCATGTCACTCTCCGTGGTTGAGTTGGTGCGCCCGGCATCGGATGCCGCCTCAGACCCCGACCCGCTCGGCGCACCGCCGTTGGAATTGGCCAGGGAAGCCTTGAGCGCGGCAAATGCCGCCTCGTCGGTCGCGATATCGTCGACCAGGTGCAGCGCCAGCCCCGACATTTCGGGGTCATCATGGCGCGCCAGGAACCAGCGCGCCTGCAACGCGGCGATGTCGTCGGCCGAAATCCCGCGCCCAGCCGTCACCGTCGCCGAAAAGCGCCGCGCGATCTGGTCGACGACAGCCTGCAGGTGTGCCCGCGCATCCTCGCTGAGCGGCTTCCACTCGGCGCCGTCGGTCTTGCGCGGCGCGCTCTGGATCGCCTCGATCTTGATGCCGTGCTCGGCGTAAAAGCCGCTGACATCGACATGCAGCACCAGCACGCCGATCGACCCCACATCCGCCTCCGCCAGGGCGGTGATGTGGTCGCCGGCCGCGGCCAGAGCGTAGGCCGCCGAGCATGCCATGCGAGCGTTGACCCAAACCGGCTTGCCGCCCGCCTTGGCATTGCCAGCGGCGATCTCGTCGGCGAGGTCGAAGCAGCCATCGACGTAACCGCCGGGAGAGTCGATCCGCAGCAGGATCGCCTGCACGCGATCGTCGGCGCGCGCGGCACGGACGGCGCCGCGGATCTGCGAATAGCCGCCGACCCAGCACCAGCTCCACCAGTCGATGTAGCCATCGGGAGTGAGCACTCCCTGAATGTCGATGATCGCGATGCCCTCGACGATGGCATAGCCTTCGCCCCACTCCACTGTGCCGGCCCAGTCGATCTGGGGCAGCGCCAGCCGCGAGGTATCGATGCGCGGCTCGTTGCCATCATCGTCCTCCATGGCCCGCGGCTTCAGCCCGACCATGCTGAGCGCACGCGACAGCAGGCCGCCACCCGAATGTGGCGCCGGCCGACCATCCATCACGCGCTCGATCAACGCCTGCGCCGCACCACGCTCGAGCAGCAGCACCTGCCCCGGCCGACGCAGGTCGAGTTCGAAGTTTCGCATTTGCTGGCCTTTCGGAGATCGGACCTATTGCTGCGCCGGCAGCGTGTCGGTGGGCGCGATGATGCTGGTGTCGGTCTCGACGCCGCCCAGCTCGCGCATCGCTTCGTTCTCGCGGGCCTGCTGGGCGACGATGTCCTCCCAATCCTGCCCCTGCTCGGCGGCTTCGCGCTCGAGCGTCGAAATCCGGCCCCTGATCCGCAGCGTCGAGGCCTGCGCCTCCTTGACGGGATCGATGAAGCCGCGCGCCGGGCCGATCCAGTCGGCGTTGAGCCAGGCGGCAGGCGCCTCGTAGAAATCGGCGCAGCCCTTGGGCACGTCGATGACGCCGGCATCGAGCGCATCCTCGAGCCACGCCGCATAGAGCGGCACGGCGAAGCGGTAGATCAGGATCGAGCGCAGCCGCTGCACGCCGCGCCACACCTCGTTCAGCGCGGCGCGCGCCGACGAATAATTGGTGCTGCTCCAGTCCATGCTGAGCTGCTCGTAGCTGAGGCCTAGCGACGCCGCGAACGCCTGCAGAAACGCTTTCTGGAACGCCGGGTAACCGGCCGTCTGCCGCGGCTGCGTGTTGAGCTCGAGCCGGTCCGAGGGGAACAGCGTGACGAAGCGTGCATCATCGAGCACGCGCCGCTCGCCATAGAACTTCGCTCGCTGCGAGTTGAAGTCGTTCCAGTCGTTCCCCGGCTGGGCACCGCCGAGCCGATCGGCCGCATACTCCGCGCCGAGCTGCGTGTAGATGGCGCCGACGATGCTGCCGTTGATCGCCGCCGTGCGCAGCTCCGACTCCGAGTAGCGGCTGAGCATCCGCGACTTGACCAGGTTGGCCACCAGCCGCCCGACGCCGCGCGACTGGCCCGGCCGGCGCTTTTCGTAAAGGTGCAGCACCTTGGGCCGCTCCCAGTCGCCGATCCGGTCCCAGCGCTCGATCCGGTCCCACCGGAACGCGGCCGTACTTGCGCTCGATACGTCGGCGGGGTGTCCCTGCCGGATGTGATAGGCCACGGGAGCGTTGTTTTCGTCCTTTTCCACCCCTGCCCGCAAGCGGTCCGTGTCCGGCTGCCCCATGGGATTGGACAAGCGGTCGGGATCGACGATCTGCACCGCGGTGCGGAAGGTCCAGCCGGGCCGTTCGATCCAGCGGAGCACCGCGAGGCCCTCGCCGATGCCGACAAACTCGCGCGCCATGAGGCCGGCCTGCCCCGCGAAGGGCAATTCGCGCTCGGCGTCGCTGCGGAAGATCGGATCGTCGGCAAAAGCGAGCCATTGCGACTGGATTTGCCGCCCGAGCTCATGCGCAGCGTCGGTGTCGATGCCCAGGGCGGCCGCGCGCGGCTTCGGATTGATCCGCAGAGAGCCGCCGACCAGCATATCGACCTGCCGGTCGATGCCGGCCGAGGCCCAACCGTCGTTGCGCTCGACATCGCGCATGCGGCCGACCGAAATCGGCCGGTCGCGGAGCCATTCGGCGTCCGCCGACAGCGACGACGGCATCCAGCCCAGCATCGACGGGTGCCCGAGGTCACCGGCGGCATAGCTGGTACGGGCAGAGCCACCATGCGCGACCGGCCGAGCACTCGCCCCCACCGCATCACCCGCCTGCACCCGCACCCGCGGCTTGGAATTGCTCAATATCGCCTCCCGAAGCCGACATGGATGGGTCCGTTCCCGCTCGCCGTGCCGGTGAGACGCGACCGCATCACCTCGAGGCGGGCGATTTCGCCGTTGATCTCGTCCAACGAGGCGAATTGCTTCTCCACCGACCCGCTGACATAGGCGGTTTTGGTCCGGACGCCGCCCACCAGGCGCGATTGCTTGGCCGCGCGCAGATCCGTGAGCGCCTGGTCGATCTCGGCGAGCGTCATGTCGGCCATTTTCGCCTACTGGTTGAGTTTCGAGAGGGCGTCGAGCCCGTCGGACTGCGGCTTGGCGCGCAACGGCGCCGCCGGCGCCCCATCTGCAGCGTCGCCATCGACTGGCGCCGGCATCGCCACGGCTTTTGCCGAGTTAACGAACATGTCGGCCTGCGCCGGCCGGGTCATTTCGCTAAGCTCGCGGGCGCGAACGTCCCACTGCTCCTCGGACCACGACCACAGTTGCGCAAAGTGCGTCAGCGCATAGGCATAAACCAGGCAATCCAGCCAGTGGTTGGGGCCGCGCTGCTTGAACTCGCGACGCTGTTCGCCGTTCACGATGTATTCCGACGTGAGGTGGCGAAAGTACTGTTCCTCGGTGTCGCCGGGGAAATGGTGGTAGCCTGTCGGGAACCCGGCGCCTCCCTCCTTGGGCACCTTGCCCAGGAACGTTATCAGCGTCGCCTTGATGCTCCAGGTGCCCACCATCCACACCTTGATGCCATAGCG